TGATTTTGATCTTGCCCAAAGGCTTTATCAATACAGTTCCGATTGTTGGTTTATGTTTAGTACCCCTATACTTTCTAACGGAGGAACGACTCGTGGCTTACCTATTAGCTGCTTTCTCAATTACGTACCTGATAGTAGGAGGGGGTTATCTGATCACTATGATGAAAACATTTGGCTCGCAAGTTCAGGTGGCGGCATCGGTGGATATTGGGGAGATGTTAGAAGTAATGGCATTGATACTTCTAACTATAGTCGTTCTACTGGTTCAATCCCATTCATGCATGTAGTAGACGCAGAGATGTTAGCCTTTAATCAAGGTGTGACTAGGCGTGGTAGTTATGCAGCTTACTCAAACATATCTCATCCTGAGATTGAAGAGTTTATTAACATGCGTAAAGAATCAGGTGGAGATATAAACAGAAAGAATCTTAATATTCATAACGCTGTTAATATAACTAACGAGTTTTTAAAAGCAGTTCAAGAAGATACAGACTGGAGATTGATTGATCCTAAAACTAATGAAGCTGTTAAGATAGTTAGTGCTAGAGATTTATGGTGGCAGATGTTAAATGCAAGAGCAGAGACAGGCGAGCCTTACATGATTAACATTGACACCTGTAATGAACACTTACCACAAGGACAGAAAGATTTAGGTTTAAAAATAAATCAAAGTAACTTATGTTCAGAGATAGTGTTACCAACAAACGAAGAACGAACAGCCGTATGTTGTTTATCAAGTGTAAACTTAGAACACTTTGATAAGTGGAAGAAAGATGATCAGTTTATTGATGATCTAATTACGATGCTTGACAATGTGTTAGAGCATTTTATAGAAGACATTATAGACACCAGTAGACTAGGTGGATACAGTGCAAATTTTGAGAGGTTTAAAAAATATGTTAAAGAAGAAAAAGAAGGATTACTTAAAGCTGCTTATTCAGCGTATAGAGAAAGGTCGGTGGGTCTTGGAGCGATGGGCTTTCATTCTCTACTCCAAAGCAAAGGCTTACCTTTCCAAGGGTTACGAGCTACTAGTATTAACAATGTCGCATTCTCCCATCTTAAAGGACAGGCTGTTGCAGCGACTAAAAGACTTAGTGAAGAACGTGGGGAAGCTCCTGATGTACACGGCAGCAATAATCGTAACGCTCACCTCTTGGCTATTGCTCCTAATGCCAGTAGCTCTATTATATGTGGTGGCACTTCCCCTAGTATTGAACCATATCGTGCTAATTCTTATACGCACAAGACTTTATCAGGTTCGTACCAAGTTAAAAACAAGTACTTGGATAAAGTTCTTAAGAAGAAAGGATTAAATGTAGAAGAGAGAGAAAATATTTGGAAGGATATAACCATTGCTAATGGGTCAGCTCAAGGAATAGATGTACTAACAGACGAGGAGAAAGAAATATTTAAAACAGCTAATGAGATTAACCAAATTTATATAGTTGAACACGCACACATGAGACAAGCATATGTTTGTCAAAGCCAGAGTGTTAATTTATTTTTCACCATGCCCAAAGCAACTGAGTCTCAAGCTGTGCATGATGAATACTTACAGTATGTAAATGATGTACATTGGTACGCAATGAAGAAATTAAAATCACTATATTATTTTAGATCGGATGCTGCTCGTAATGCTGAGAACGTGAATGTTAAAGTAGAACGAGTTAGGCTTGAAGATGTTGAATGTTTGAGTTGTGAAGGATAATATAAACTTTAGCCAGTTCTGTAGTAGGCACTGGTTAGATCATTGTGATGAAAATAAAGCACCTTTGTGTATAACATACACAGAAAAAGAATACAAAATTAAATTTAACAAATGGCTACTAGAAAAGTATGCTGAAGAATTGGAGAAAGAATGAGCTTATTAAGCAAGAGAGATTACTACAAACCCTTTGACCATCCTTGGATGTTTGAAAAATACGTGGAGCAAAACCAAATGCATTGGTTGCCTGAGTCTGTACCACTACACACAGATGTTAAAGATTGGCAAGAGCTATCTGCTTCAGAAAAGAATTTACTTACACAGATATTTAGATTGTTTACACAATCAGATGTAGATGTAGGATCAGGTTACATAGATAAGTACATGCGTATCTTTAAGAAACCTGAAGCACGTATGATGATGTGCTCCTTTGCTAACATGGAATCAATACACCAACATGCTTACAGTTTACTTTTAGATACTGTTGGGATGCCGGACGTAGAGTACAAAGCTTTTTCTGAGTATGAAGAGATGGCTAACAAGCATGACTACATAAAAGATTTTAAACCCACACGTAAAAATAAAAAAGAAATAGCTAAGACACTAGCAGTTTACTCAGCCTTTACAGAAGGACTACAACTCTTCAGTAGCTTTGCAATCCTATTAAACTTTCCTCGCTTTGGAAAGATGAAGGGCATGGGTCAGATAGTTACGTACTCTATACGTGATGAATCATTACACGTTGAAGCTATGACTAAACTCTTTAGAGAATTTATACAAGAGAACATAGAGATATGGACAGATGATTTTAAAGCAGAACTTTATCAGATATGTAGAGAGATGGTAGAGTTAGAAGATAAGTTCTTAGACTTAGTGTTTCAGTTTGGAGACATGAAAGGACTTACCAAGAAAGATATGTATGCGTACAACAGATACATAGCAGACCGAAGACTTCTACAACTTGGATTAAAAACAAACTTTGATCAAAGGGAAAATCCTTTACCTTGGTTAGATGAAGTGCTTGGTGTTGAACATCAAAACTTCTTTGAGGGTAGGTCAACTGCTTATATGAAAGCAGGACTGAGAGGAAAGCAAGACAAAGTAAAATTTACGGAGATATAAAATGAAAGCAACGGAAGCGAATCTATTATCCTTCCATATTCTTTTTGATACTAAAGGGAGATTAGTTACAGAGACTAGCGGGCTACCTATTAAGGACGCAAGTAAATTATTTAAAGGTTCAGACCTAAAAATAATTGAGACAGTTATACGAGAAGCAAGAAGAAAAATTCTTGATATTCATAATGAACTTGAAGCAGAACTTGACGCTTTAAATGCTAATATTAAAACTAATTAGCTAACGGATTATTATTTTTATTTTTAAGAGTATCTACATCATTTTGTAGGTACTCTATCTCAGCTTGCAAAGCTGCGACAGCCCTACTAGTTTCATTAGAAGTTTCAGCAATTACTTTCAGTGATGGGTTAACACCTTCATCAAGACTCTTGTTGATATACTCGACAGACTTTTCGATGCCTGCAAATCTTTCTTCTATTACTTTCTGAGCGTCTTCAGTATCTCCAATCCCACCTATCTGAGCTTCAAGGTTTTCTAACCTATTAATATACGTAGCTCCTGTGTACCCAAAGCCTGCAAGAGTACCTATAATACTTACCAAAGCTATTACCTGTGTTGTTTTGTTTTCAAACCATTCCATATTTTTCTCCCGTTAATGTTAAAAATAGACCACACCTACCACATACCCACATAGGAAAAATGCTGCTGCCCAATATGGTTCAGCTTGACAAAATTCCATTAAGTATCGTAAATATTCCATCTTATAAATTAGGTTGCATCCCAATCATCGTTCCTAAAGTATTTAAACTTGTATTTGCTAGACCATTGAAAGCTCTTGTGTTATCATTGATACGTGCACCTGCATAGATAGCACGAGGTTCATACCAAGTATTTTGTTTAGGAATCTGTGCATCTCTGTAGTTATCAAAGCCTTGTACGTATCCTAAATAAGCGACAAGCGTTGTACTATCAGCGTACTCTCCTGTCTCTTCTTGTTCTTGTTGAGCTTCTTGTTGTTGCTCTTTAATATTGTTAGCTACAATTCGGTCAGCCACTTGGTCGGCTTCACTAGCTGTCATAACTCCTGATACTGCTGTGTCAATTTGATTATCCATATTAGTTACTTGAACTTCTGCCATAACAACTTGTGGTGAGCTATCAAATGTTTGCATAGGCGTAATGCTAATGGATACAGAAGAACCAGAGCTTCCACCAATACTGCTATTATCAGAACCTCCTGCAGTTTCTGTAACAGCAACGGAACTCATTGACAAAACCTGTTGAGTCTGTGCAGAGGAGGACGCAAATTGGTCCGACCTGCTAGGAGAACTACTAGTACTTATACCTCCTCCACTTGATGCGGATGAAGACACAACACTAGAGCTACTCACACTAGTTGTAGATGCAGAGGTTGTTGAGCCATAGTTAGCTCCACCAAACAATACAACAGCACTGGTGCTAGTAGGGTTGTTAAAATTAATTACTGCACTAGAGCTTGTACTTTCTGTATTAAAGTTTTCACTAAACAATTCTTCGCTTATGTAATTAGCTACAGAGACTGCAACACTTTCTGAAGTGCTTACCTCTGATTCAACTACGCTTGCTTCAGCAGTTCGCAGTGTACTTGCTACAACCGAAAGAGCACTTACCCTTACTGAACTTCTTTTGTTTTTTTGCTTACCTTCTTCTTCTTCTTCTTCGACTTCGGCAAGACGCTCTTCAATTTCTTCTTCAAGTTCAATGAACTCTTCATCTTCTTCTTGAAGCTCTTCCATTTCTTCTTCGTGCTCATCTTCCATTTCTTCACGAATTGCAAATATTTCTTCTTCATAATCTAATTCCTCTCTTATTATTGTATCGAACTCATATAGTTCTATAAGTTCTTCCGCATCTAAAACATCTATTACGTCTGTATGTTCTAGTACATATTCATCTACGACTACAAACTCTTCAAGATATTCTAGTTGTTCTTCTTCTATAGTGTGTAATTCTACAGCATATGTTTCTTCTTCAAGTAAGAAAAGTTCTTCCTGTAACATTTCTTCTTCGTACCTTTGGTGTTCTTCTTCCCACGCTAAGTCTTCTGCTACTTGGATTTCTTCTTGCTCTGTATCGTACACATCCATGCCGTCATCAATGACTGTCCAATATTCTTCTTCACTTACAGCACCATATTCAATGTTACCTTCTTCAGTGAACGCTACCTCTTCTCCATACCATTCATCTACTTGCTCTTGCCCAAACTGTTCTATATCTAATTCGTACCAGTCTGCATCAGTCATGTTTTCACAAGCATTCTGGTAACAAGGGTCGCTTGGGTCAAGATACTCGTCATATTCTTCGTCATACCAGAGGTCTTCTTCAGTATACCCATAATCAGTTTCTTCTACATAGTAAGCTACGGATTCTTCTTGTAGGTAACTAGGACAGGAGGGTGAATATTGCGAGTCTTCTTCGCATTGTTGACTATCATAGGCATCCCAATAATTAGGACAGGTCGTATCATACAACTGCGTTATATCACATTGCTGTGTAAGATAAGCAGCAGCATAGCCTGTACATGCATCACTGTATAACAAATCTAAATCACACTGTTGAGTAAGATAAGCAGCAGCATAGCCTGTACAATTTACATCATTGAGGGCACTGCTACAGTCTAAGGCGTTACCTGAACCTACACCGTATAAAGAACCACCACTCTCTAATAATGTATTAGAACTAGAATCATTCCAAGTTGAACTGGTACATGTACCTGAAACATTAGTTGTACCTGTGCTACATTGGTCATGAAAAAGGTACTGGTAGATTTCAGTTGCCCCACTACCTACTTCTCCTATAGCTACATCGTGCTTAGTAATATCTAATGCACCATACCTAAATTCAAATGTATCGTTAGTCCATAAGATAACTTCAAAGCTGTTGTCAGAATTGTTACGTCCGTACTCTTTCATGTCGTACCAACCAAAGACTGTTTTATCTGTGTAGCTTTTAGCGAGTACGCTAGAACCCCCATCCCTAATAAGGTCAGTCCAGAAAGGGTAAAGTGTGTAGGTGTGTTGTCCTGTTAAAGGGTCTGGTGTGTAGTCGTTACAGTAAGCTCCAGAGGTTTTGAAATGCAAACAACCATTAGTAGCCATTCGTGCTTGTGTAAATTCTTGCCCATAGTAATCAAAAGTAAACCCAAGATTAAAAGCATTGGATACTCCATCATCAGAAGCTCCGAGATTAGTAGTGCCTGTGACACCTGTTAAATCTATTAAAGCTTGGTCAGCTTCATAAACATATGTTGCATTAATAGTAGCACTTAAAAAAAGTAAACTACTGAGCAGTAAATTCTTTAACACAAGTGTTGCCTGATTTCTTTTTATTCTTAGAGTTTCGTGTTGCTTTACAACGACTTATATAAGTAGCTTTTAATTCTTTGTAGTCTGGTCTGTCCATTCTGTTTTCAGCCCATGCTTTTTTAGCGTCCTGTCCTATCTGTCCTTGATAAGGGCACGGAGTACCTGCCATTTCCATAGCTTTAAACACCCTAGGGTCCTGACAGAGGATCGAAACGGAAGCTACCTTCATCCCTGTATCATATAGGTACTTAGAGAGCTTTAAACGCTCGCAATTTTCATCGGTAACTGTACCACCTGTAGAGAATCCAAACACCTGTCCTTGATAAGCTCCTGATCTTCCAACAGTACATAAGTCTTGTGAGTAACTCATGATGCTTGGTGCAATAGCACTAGCAGGAGGAGCTTTAGTATTAATGTTTTGTGTAATAACTTGTTCAGACTTAGATTGATTTATGTTCCGGTTAGTATTATCCGACTTAGAATCATTCTGATTTACGTTAGTATTTTTGTTATCTGTTTTAACATTAGAGTCTGATGTAGAGTTGTTTGTATTTGTGTTGTTACTAGTATTATTGTTTGTACTATTATTAGTATTGGTATTATTGTTTGTGCTGTTGTTTGTATTTGTATTATTACTTGTGCTGTCGTTAGTTACGTTTTGATTTACATTTGAATTAACGGTGGAATTTGAAGTATTAACATTCGTGTTGGTATTGTTATTTGTATTAGTAGAAGTGTTAGTATTAGTATTATTATTAGTATTGGTGTTAGTATTAGTGTTATCAGTACCACCTGAAGAAACATTGTTGTTTGTGTTTACGTTACTGCTTGTGCTGTTGTTAGTATTTGTGTTAGCATTTGTGTTAGCAGTTGTGTTTATGTTATTGTTCGTATTAGTATTAACATTTGTATTAGCATTTGTATTCGTATTTGTATTAGTATTAACACCGGTGCTAGTATTAGTATTTACATTTGTGTTAGCGTTTGTGTTTGCGTTTGTATTTGTATTTGTAGCAGTGCTAGTATTGACATTTGTGTTGGCGTTAGTATTAGCATTTGTATTTGTATTAGTACTAGTATTAGTATTAGTATTTACATTTGTATTAGCATTTGTATTCGTATTAGTACTAGTATTAGTATTTACATTTGTATTAGCATTTGTATTGGTGTTTGTGTTAGTAGTAGTGGTAGCATTAGTAGTTGTTAAACTGTTCTCTTCACAGTGCTCAGTACCTGCTGTACAATCACCCGTCTGATCTGCCATAGCAGACATGCTTAATAATCCTAAAACTATTGTGCCTAATAATTTTTTCATGTTTCTCCAATTTTAAAATGCAATTTCTCCGTAGAACTAACAATAGCTCTCTTTAAGGGTCGTGTTTTTTTAGTCTAAGTAATGATTAGAAGTAATAGTAGTATCCCGAACCTACTAAATACATCCAACCAACAATACATACAACGCAAATACTACTTTGTGCTTTTCCTTTCAGTTGATTTTCCTTCCTGTTTTAATGCGTTCCATCTAAGGAACTCTCCTGTGTCCATATCCCAAAACTTGCCTTGATAGCAGTTATCTTCGTTGGACTCTTCTTCGCTTTCTCCGTACCAATTCCATCTTCCGTTTTTGTCTCTGCCCATTAGTCTTGTTTATGTGATGCTCCAAAATAAAAACTAATAACTGCTGATGCTAAACCACCTAAGTAACCTAGCACTAGATTAATTAAAGCTTCACTGTTCTGTTCTGGAGGCTGCAAAGTTACCATAAATATATAACCTAAGAAACCTCCTACTGTAGCTATACCCATGATTCTAGCAGTCCAGTCTTTACCAAACTTTCCTCTAGCGTCTTGCTTGTCTTGTGTTTCAAGCTTGAATACATCAACATCAAGCTCTTTCATTTGCACTTCAAAATCTTGCTCTGCTTTTTTAAGCTCAAGCATTTGTTCTGGTGTCGCTTCAGCTATAGCTTTCTCAATAGCCTTTGGAGTATTAGGAACACCCAATACTTCAGCTATCATATTGGCAGCCATGCCTCCCATTGGTCCGCCTAAAGCAGTACCTAGTGTAGGAGCAACAGCCCCAACAACAGTTTTTAATAATCCACCTAATTTCATATCTCTTCGTCCTTATATATTACTTCCATTAAATCTTCAAACATGTTTCTAAAATCATCTAGTGTCATGAAAGACATGTCGTGTCTTATCTGATGTAAACAGTATTGCCTGTAACATCCTTCTAATTGATCTTCTAAGTATAGTATCATTATACTGCTCCTGTTAAATTTGTCAAGTCTTTAATAGCCTTAACAAAATCTTCTACTCTAACTGGAGTTTGTTCTTTCCATTTAGATTGTCCGTCTTTACCTGATCCTGTTGAGACTTGACGAATTGCTTCATCATAGTCTTTACTAGACAGGGCTTTGTAAGCTGACGGAAATTTGTCCATCCAATGTGTGCCTAATTGAAAATTAACTGAGCCTAATGCTACTATAAATTTAGGGTCTTCTATAGCTAAGTCTTGAATTTGCTGTGCTGCAGCATCCCATGCTTTTTGTGCGTCTTCTTCTAACCACTTATCTCTAGTAGTTTTGGATATGTTCTGACCAATCTCGTACTCACTGCACTCTTCTATGCTTAGTAGGTGTCCTACACCACACGTAGGCTTGTTAAGTGTGTCAAGGTATACGTGGTCTACGTTGCCTTCTCTAAGTTCAAGGTGTTCTAAAAAATGTTTATAGTTCACAGATTTAAGTCCATTGCTCTTTGTAAATTTTCTTCTGGTTTAGTATCTGGATGCATTTTTACGTATTCTGAAAAAGGTTTTTTTACCCAACCAGATAAAGTGTCCTGACCTTCGACTTCAAAACCTTCATATAAATTTCTAACTGGTCCTTCTTTATAAGTTCCGAAATTACCTTGTAATATTTGAGATACTTGTTCATCTGTTCCTTTTTGACTCAATAGATATCCAAGCATCATTGTATCAGCTTGAGGATCATCCCAAGTTTCAGGTTTATTAGGATCAATACTTTGCAACCATTCTTTATCAATTTGATTTTTATCAGCGTTAGCTAATAAGTTTTTTAAAGCATCTTGTGTTGCTCCGGGTCTTTGCTCATATTTATTTTGAGTTTTCTGGCG